TCAATTAAATTCAATGCTCTCTATAAAGAATTCATATCTAGTCTTTTTTCCAGGTTTTCTAACAACTACAAATGACTTTACCAAAATATTAACTAGTGTTTTCTTCTCATAATCGGTCATATCGTACCAATTTTCTTTTATATTTAATAAAATCTCTTGGATTTCTTCATTTGAATGTAATTCAATTGGTGTAGCCACATTACTTAGTTTTTCCTTTAAATATTTCTCTTTGTCATTTTCTTCTTTCATTCGTTCGGTAAATTCTTTATCATTAATATGATCATTTGCCCAAGCGAATTGCCATTTCTTTCTACGTTTAACGATTGATTTCAATTCTTGTTCAATTTCTGCTCTTTCATCTAAGATTGGAGTGGAATCTAATGAGCTGCTAACTTGATTCATTGTTTCATTAACTTCATCATAATATTTTATGTTACCTACATAATCTAAAAACAATGCTTCGACAATCTTGTCTGAAACGTTCATGTTGCATTCTTTAAAATACCTAGCTCTACAACGATAGTTTTTATATGTTTTCTTTCCTGTTTTAATTGTAGATGTAATTTTACTTCCAACTAAAGCTCTTCCACATATACCACATCTTAAAGTGCCAGAAAATACATAATCACTAGTTGCTTGTCTTGGATGTTTGGGTTTTCTCATATCAATATGAAGCTGAACTTTATCCCATACTTCTTCTGGTATGATAGCAGGAACTGCTTTATCTACTTCGAAATAATTTTCTGTATTTTTCCCCCACCATAATGAACCTTTATAAAGTGGATTACGTATGATTCTAAATATTGCATTATCATTCCACACTATACCAGGTGCATTATCTTTTATCATATTTAAACATATTTTGTTAGTGCTTAAACCTTCTAGATATTGATTGTAGATTTTTTGCACTACTTTTGCTTCTTCTGGAATGATCGTTAATTCTCCAGTTGCATTATCTAATGAATAACCAAATGGTTTAACATGAGCAGCATACTTACCTTGTCTAACTTTTTCCTCTAATCCTATTTTGATTCGTTCACCAGTATTTTCGCGCTCCCATTGAGCAAGTGCAGCTACAATGGTTATAAATAGTCTACCCATTGCTGTTGTAGTATCATAAACTTCTGTAGCTGATTTGAATTTACAATCATGCTTATCAAAATGTTCTAGTAATTTATATAAATCCAATACAGATCGTGTTAAACGATCTAGACGGAATACTAATACACATTCAATTAAACCCATTTCAATGTGTTCGTTCATTCTTATTAATTCTGGTCTTTCCATATTTTTTGCAGAAATACCTTCATCTACATAAAAACCAACAATTTCCCAATCTTGGGAATCACAATATGCTTGTAATCGGTTCTTTTGTGCTTGGATAGAATAACCTTCTTGAGCTTGTTCCTCTGTAGAAACACGGACGTATATTGCAGTTTTCATTGCACCAATCCCTTTTCAAATTTTCTTTATTTTTTATTAACGATATTTTGTTATTAACTTGTTGTTAGATAAAAGCTAATTTAATTTCAAATTACTTTCTTTTTCCCTTTAACACGCAAGGATAGTACATATGTTCTGTTTTATTTAGTAAAAAAATGACTACTAATTAGTCTTGGATAATTCTATTGATTCTTCTTCATAAAAATCATCATCTAAAGTTGTTCCCGAATAAAAACCTTCTGTATATTCCTGATAAGTAGTGTTGTTAACTCTGTATCTAAGTTTTTTATAGTAGTAAGGAAAATACAGCATTAGTTCTTCATTGTTTTTTAATATATTTTTTTCAATTAATCTATTTATCAATGCTTCTTTAGAAACCCCAAATAACTTAGTGATCGCATTCACTTTGTTATATTGCGGGTACAATTTCCAATAGTGCTTTAACCATTTATAAGGCATCAGAAGTTCAGCAGCAAAAATATGAGCTTCCCTTTCAATGATTGCATGTTCGAAATCTGACAAATCATCTATATTAAAGGTTTCTAAATGTCTTAATTTGATGTGTCCTAATTCATGTGCAAAGGTCCAATTTGTTCTACCTTCACATTTAGATGGATTAATAAAAATAACTGGTTTTTTCAAACCAGGTCTATTGTATATCAATCCATCTTCAATAACTTCTGAATACTTTATTTTAAAATGTTGACCAAGTAGAGTTCTTACATCTACTGGTGGATGTAGTATATTCATGTCTAGTAAAGTTTTATTTGCTAATTCTTTAATCAAATCACAACGTACATACATTTCCCCGTCACCCTTTTTAAACTTTATCAATCTTCATCTTCATCTTCGTCTAATAAAGCTTCAATCATTCGAATCATTCTTGCTTTTTCTTTAGGTGACAGCTTTTTGTTTGCTCTTTGAAGTATTTGTACACCTTCAATCCAATCTAAATCATCTATAGTATTAACTGTTTGCGAGTCTACTCCTAACAAGTAATCTGTTGAAACTTCAAATACTTTTGCTAAATCAGTTAACATTTCATTAGATGGTGTGCTGTAACCAGTTTCGTAATTCGAAATTGTAGTCTTTTTGGTGTTAACCTTTTTAGCAAGTTGATCTTGAGTTAGTTTACTTCTTTTTCTCAATTCTTTCAGTCTCTCTGATAACATGACATCTCCCTCCTTTTAGGTGATTATCCAAGGTATAAGGACCGAGTACAAGTAAATTGTACTTCATTACTAAATAAAATGAAATATAGTACAAGAAAATTGTGATATTATTGTTGACATCCAAGTAACTTGGATTTATAGTAAAGGTATGGAATCCAAGTTACTTGGACAATGGGTTCAGAAAGGAGGATAACATGGAAAAGAATCATGCTTTAATTTTGGCCAGAAAAAGAAAAGGTTATACGCAAAAACAACTGGCAGATTTTCTTGAAAGAGAAAAAACGACTGTTTCAAATTGGGAGAATGGCTATTCAAAGCCAATGTTATCAGATGCTTTTAAATTAGCAGAGATTCTAGAAACATCAATAGAGTCACTTTTTTTTACAGGTTAAGTCCAAGAAACTCATACATATTCCAGGAGGAACAATATGAAGAATCAACCTTCGAAAGAAGCTTTAAGGTTAATGATTTTACACATGGCTAGTACTTCGCTTCCAAGAATATTAGCTAAAAAAGAAAAGAAAGGAGCTTGATTATGCTTTCTTTATACGGTATGGGTCTGTTAATCGCTGGTGGCTTTACAGGAATCTTGATTGTAGTAGCATCTGGTCCACAATGGCTTAAAGATAAATTCACATCTTTTTTATGGGAACCAGGGGAGGATGAAATTTAATGAGTACTTTGCAAGTAGTTAATCACAACGGAGTAAATGTTATTAGTTCGGTAGAAGTTTCGGAAATGGTTGGGAGAGATCATAGCGATTTAATGAAATCAATTCGTAAGTATGCAGAAACGCTTCACTCGGCAAATCTTCCTAGTGAAAATTTCTTTTTATCAAGTGAATACCTAAATTCAAGAAAACAAAAACAACCATGTTTCTTACTTACTAAAAAAGGTTGCGATATGGTAGCAAATAAAATGACTGGTGAAAAAGGAATCTTATTCACAGCAGCTTATGTAGATAAATTTCATGAAATGGAAAAGGTAGTAACTCAACTATTACCACCAATGACACCATTACGAATGATCCATACCATGACAAATGAAATGATGAAACAAGATGAAAGATTAGTTTCATTAGAAGAAAAGGTGAACAACCAACTTACATTAGATTTCGGCCAACAAAGAATGGTCCAAAACGCTAAAAATAAGCGAGTTTATCAATTATGGAATAACGGAACAATTAACAAAGATATTTTAGATACTGTTCCAAAAGTTCATGCTGCTATTGGTAGAGATTTAAAAAATGCTTTTGCTGTAAATAGTTTTAGAGATATTCGCAAACATGAGTACGAAGAAGCGATCAATTACATAAATGCTTGGAGAGCTAGCTTAGTTTAAATTTTAGATCCTTCGCGAAATTTGATGATTGAAAACTGTCATAACTTTGAAGGGGGGTGAAGACAATGGAAATCGTCGGTGAATGCATAGGATGTAAAGAAAACATCTATAAAGGTGATGAAATACTTAGACATCCAAATGGTGAAAAGATTCATGATAATAACGATTGTTTTGAAGAGTACATTCGTGAAATTTGTTTTAGTACAAATGCATAAAAAACAGCTAACCAAAGGTCAGCCATTTAATAAAGCGTAGGAACTTTAATTATATGCGTTGACTCCTGGAATATGCAATAGGAGGGAGAAAATTGGAAGAGGTTATGTATACGATGAAAACTATCGAATGCAATATCATCCAGAATTCCATCAGAAGCATGGCAAAAACTTCACTGAAGACGAGCTTGAGTATCTATGTAAATACTACGAAGCTGACGATCTACAGACGGTAGCTTTTGCACTTGAAAAAACTGAAGCAGCTATTCAAATGAAAGTCAGTAATTTAAGAAAATCAGGACTGTTCGAGTTCTATAAAAATAGAGGTTTTTACTACTAAACGGAGGGAACTATGAAAATTTCATTCGAGTTTATACAAGTAATTAATTTTAAAAACCATAAGGATTTAGCTATCAATCTTAAAGACATTACAAATATTGAAGGTCGTAACGGTGCTGGTAAATCAACAATAGGTGATGCGCCAACATGGTTATTATTCGGTACTGATATCAATGGCAATAAATTAGATCCTAAACCGATTGGTGAAGATGATGCAGAAACTACGGTTTTACTAGTTCTAAATGTAGACGGAAAAGAATTTCAGTTAGCTAAATCACAAAAGAAAACAGCTAAATACTTTATCAATGAAGTGCCAGAAAAAGCTACAAAATTTAATGAACTTGTCAGTGAGTTGTTTGATAAAGATTTATTCTTATCGATTTTCAATCCTACTTATTTTTCTAGCCAAAATTGGCAGGACCAAAGAAAACAGTTGCTACAGTACGTTCCAGAACCATTAAACAAAGAAGTATTTGCGGAGCTTCATGAAATGTCCGTAAGCATATTAGAAGCGGAATTTAAAAAACATAACATAGATGATTTAGAAAAAATACATCGTGATCAATACAACAAATTGGACAAGTCTTCCGAACGTGCTGGAGAAAGAGTAGTTACATTACGCGAGCAATTAGAAAAATTTAAGTTCGATAACTTAGATCGAGTAAACGAAAAGACATTACAGCAATTAGAAGTTCAAAAATCTGAAATTAATAAATTACAATCTCAAAATCAACAAGTTACTAACAAGATATCCACAATTAGAGCAAAGATGTCTACTTTATATACTCAGTTAAAAAGACAAAGAGAAAAAGTGATGGACATTAAAAACGAAGAAATCAATATAAATTGTAGTACTTGCGGTCAATCATTAAATGAAGAATCCATCGGAAAAGTAAAGAAGAATAAACAACTGGTTTTCTCTAAAGAAGTTGAGTACGGAAAAGAGCTATCAGCTGAATATTCGCAATTTAAAATGGAGTTAGAAGAACTTGAAAACACTAATCAGATTCCAATTGACCAGGACTTATTAGAGCAAATCAACAATGAAATTATTCAAATCAAAACTCAATTAAATCAAGTGAATCAGGTGGAACGACTTAAAGCTGAATTAATTGATGCTGAAGCTAATAAAGAAGATATCCGCACCAAGCGAAACAAGTCATTAGCAATCATCGATGCAATTAAAGAATTTAGAACAAAGCGTTCTGAATTGATGGTTAAAAAGATTGATTCATTATTTACGAATATCTCAGTTAAGTTGTTTGAGCAATTGAAGAACGGTGAAGAAAGAGCAACTTTTGAAATCGAAATGCATGGTAGACCTTTCAGTAAGTTATCAACTGCAGAACGCATTAAATGTGGTTTAGAACTTAGTGAAGTTCTATTGAAGCAATCTGAATTGATCGCTCCAACATTTGTAGATAATGCAGAATCGATTCTTAAATTCTCAAAACCTACTGGTCAGCTGATTGTAGCAAGAGTAGTAGACACAGATTTTAATATAAAAACTATTCAATTAGAGGAGGAAGTTGTAAATGTCTAATCAAGTAGCAGTTTCAAACACACAAGCAGTAGTAGGTACCTTCACACAAAACGAGCTGGATACTTTAAAGCACACAATCGCGGTAGGTACATCAAATGAACAGTTCGCTTTATTCGTTCAAACATGTGTTAATTCAGGTCTTAATCCTTTCTTAAATCAGATTTACTGCATTGTATACGGTGGAAAAATGAGCATTCAAGTAGCAGTTGAAGGTGTGCTTGCATTAGCTCGTAAACAACCAGGATTTAAAGGTGTAGATGTTGAGCTAGTTCATGAGAATGATGATTTCAAATACAATCCAGCTAGTAAAGAAATTACTCACTCAGTTGGATTCCCACGCGGAAAAGTTATAGGTGGATATGCAATTGCAAAGAAAGAGAACTTTACTGATGTTGTAACGCTAATGGAAGTAAGTGAAGTTGAACATATGACAAAAGGTAATAACAAAAATATGTGGACTAACTACTTTAATGACATGTTCAAAAAGCACATTATGAAACGTGCAGCAAAGCTTCAATACGGTATTGAAATTGCTGAAGACGAACAAATCGGTTCAAGTTCAGTAGATGAAGCTACATCTGGTTATCGTAAAGAAATTACTCCTAATCAGATTCAAATTGCTGAAGGTGAAGTAATTGATCCAGAGGATGAAATGAAATCACGCTGGAGTGAAATTAAAAGTAAACAAGTTAAATACAGTCTAAGTGAAGATGAACTTAAGAACATAATCAAAGTCAATTTCAATAAAGTAGCGAAAGAACTTACACTGCAGCAATTGGTTGGCTTATCAAAACTAATCGATTTAGAGGGCAAGAAAAAGAAAACTTCAGAACCAGAAGAGATTACTTTTGATGATTTAGACGAGTTTTAATCCACAACTTAGAAGGAGGATCATATGGCTGGTTGGATATCACTTCATAGGAAGGTCAGAGACCATTGGCTCTATAAAGAAAAAAGAGTCTTCTCTAAATTCGAAGCGTGGGTTGACCTTCTTATGGAGGTTAACCACCAAGATAATAAAGTTCTCTTAGGGAATGAATTAATCGAGGTAAAACGCGGTCAAACAATCACTTCAATGAGGAAATTATGTGACCGTTGGGGATGGAGTAATACGAAAGTAAAACAGTTTTTAACTCTGTTACAAAATGATGGGATGATTGCCTATAAAAGCGACACAAAAAAGACGGTTATAACCATTGCTAATTATGAGCATTTCCAGAATATGAGTGATGAAAAAACATCACAAAACACTCACGGAAACGACACGAAACAGACACGAAAACATACAAACAATAATGATAATAATGATAACAATGAAAATAAGGATATATCTACTACTACTGGAATTAATCCTGAATACGGAGAATTAATAACTATTTTTGAAAACAACATCGGAATGATTGCAGGAACGATTAATGAAGAAACTTATTATGAATTTTATCAATTGCTCGGAAAAGATTTAGTAGTACATGCCATAAGAAAAGCTACTGAAAGAAATAAAAGAAGTTTTGGATATGTTAAGTCCATATTAAATAGTTGGATAAAAGCTAACTGCAAAACGGTAGCTGATGCTAACGCATTTGATCAACAACATTTTAGTCAAAATAAAAAAGGGGTGAACCGAGTTGGAAAGCCTACAATCGATACTAAAAAATACGACTTCTCAAACATCACCGTCAACACAAGGGAATAGATGTGATGAGTGTGGTAGGAAAGTAAAGATTCAAATAGATGGTGAAGAAAAGTGCTGGTACTGCGAAGTTGTTCTAAGAGAAGACAAGCAAATTGTATCATCGATGAATCTTCAAAACGAGAAACAAAAAATTATTAATCTTTATCGTGGTTTTGAAGACAGCAGTTTTATTAATCCAGAATTAAAGAAAGCAACGTTTAATAACTACAAAGTGGAAACTAAAGACCAAATTAATGCATTAAGGTTCTGTGAATCCTATGTAAGTCGTTTTAAAGGTGATAAACCAGAAAACTTATTTTTATATGGAACTCCTGGTATTGGTAAAAGTCATTTATCTGTATCTATTACGAAAGAATTGATGAAAAAAGGGATCGCAGCTGCATTCATTCCAGCTCCTAAAATATTCACTAAGATTAAAGAAACGTGGTCGAAGAATTCAATTATAAGTGAATCGGAATTTTTAAGGTCGTTAGCAACTATTGATTGTTTAGTAATTGACGATATTGGAACGGAATACAGAAGTAACAAATTGGATGAAGAAGATTCGTGGGCAAAGAAAAAGCTATTTGAAGTAATAGATAGTCGAGTCGGTCGTTCAACAATTTATACAAGTAACTATGATCCTAACAATCTATTAGAAATGTATGGTGAACGGGATTTTAGTCGAATGATTCAGCATACAACGATTTTGGAAATGTATGGTCAAAATAATCGAATGAAAAATATTAAAGAGGGTTAAGGTATGTGCTCAAAAGTAATTGAAGTTTATCCAGGTGTAATTCAATTTCAATCATGTTCGTGTAGTGATTGCTTAGCAAAGAAAGAAGCATCTAAAGAGTTTTATAAAAAATTCGATACTCTTTATGAGCAATTCCAACTTAAAAAAGGAAGCTCCTGATGAGCCAATCAATCAGGAGCTAGGAGTTGCGTGATAAATGCCTCTTGGACAAGGCTTGGTCTAATTATATACAAGAAAACTTTAAAATATACCTAATTTTTCGGAGGAGTTCATGAAAAAGAAGGGCTGGAATGACTTATTCAAAACAGATGAGATAAAAACGGATGAACAAGAAATTGTTCGTCCAGGCATCTGTACAAATTGTGAACATGGTTCTTTCAAATTAAAAATTGTTAAACATCGCTTACTTAGAGGTTGTAAGAAGTGTGGCGAGGTTATAGATCCGGAAAATATGAAGGTACTTAGGAAGGGGAAAATTCAATGATTATTACTACAACTACTGAATTAATTGCTAAATGCTTATCCCGTACAGAAAGTTTTGCAGTAAAAGAATTCTTCAACGCGATTAAAGGTGAAGAAAAAGGAAAAATGAGCATGAGAACCTTATCAGCAACTAATTCAATAACTGTAGCTGCACTTAGAAAATTAGAGATAGTTGGAATTCTTAAGACTCGTAGTTTAGGAGCTAAGGGTACACGTTATCAGATTCTAAACATGTGTGCTCTTAAAGATGTTGTAAGGAATTTAAACATATGAGTAATCAGATTAATTTCACAATATATGGAGAGCCAGTTGCACAGGGTAGACCAAAATTTACTACGTTTGGTGGAAATGTTAGAGCATACGATCCAAAAAAATCAAAGGATTTTAAAGAGTACTGCAAACTAGCTGCAGCTGATTATAGACCAGAACAACTTTTAGAAGGCCCATTAGAGTTAGAAGTTAAAGTTTATAAATCCATTTTAAAAAGTTTTTCTAAGAAAAAAGCAATTGCAGCAGAGCAAGGTATTTTAAGGCCAACAACTAAGCCAGATGTAGACAACTATGTCAAAGGAGTTAAGGATGCTCTTAAATCAATCATCTGGAAAGATGACAGCCAAGTAGTAGAGCTGACAGTTAGTAAATGGTATAGCGAAGTACCGCGCATTGAAGTATCTATTAATCAATTATTCTAGGAGGATTATTTAAATGGCATACGTTGAATTTAATGCATTAGTTAAAAAGGTAAATCTTAAACCAAAGGGTGTAAAAGAAATTGTTTTAGAAATTAACGGTACTGCTTTAGATGGCAAGTTAGACCAGCTCTCAGAAATGATTGACCAAAAAGTCGAAGTGAATTTGGATTCGTTAGTGGTTAATTACAACGTCACTATTAATGCTAAAACAAATAAACCTATCACTGAATACAAGGTTGATGATAAAGGTGTTGTTTCAGAGGTACAGCCTACACATGAACAATTAGAAGCAGATTTGGAACTACCACCTGAAAAGGTTAAAACACGAATTGAAGAAGAGCAATTGGATCGTGAAATTGTAGATAACTTCATATTGAGTGGATTATCACCAAACTACACTGATTTACCATATGATTTTGCAAACATTGTAAAACGAAAAATCGAAGGTGAATCATACTATAAATTGGCCAATGAACTTGGAATTTCTTCTGGAAAGATTGTTGAATTTGTGGACGAGTATCGTAAACGTGTAGCTGCATCTGCTGTTGCATGGCATGAATGGAAAGAAAATCAAGAAACAAGCTCTACAAGTGAAGAAGTAGTCGCTCCAGAAGAACAAGTTTCTGAAACGGTTGAAGAAACTGAAGTGGAATCTTCTGATAAAGAAGGTGATGAAATAGATTTTGAATCATTTGATAACGAAGAATTTTAATTGAACATGCAGGAGGTTTTTCCTCCTGCTTTTATAAAATCGAATTGGGGTGGATTTCGTGTTTAAAAGGCTCATAGAGAAGTTTTTTAATAAGGCAATAGGAAAGTACCCAAAAGCCCAAAATGAATCAAAATCAGTAGAAATCCCAAAGGATTACGAAGAGATTTTCGAAGGTGATCCCCAACTAGGTAATGAGAGCAATCTAATTTATTTCAAGAGGTGAGTTAATTGGAAACTTGCAAATATCCTGGATGTGGATATAAGGCTGATTTTATATCAAAAATCCATTGTCGTATCAATCATGGTATGGAACGTGAAGAGATTGAAAAGGCATTCGGCCAAGGTACGGAAATAAAAAATAATCGCGCAAAGATGAGTTTAATGAAATGGATTCCAACAAAAGCACAAATCAAACGTGCTGCAAAGTATGGAGTTAGCGAATCAAATCTTAAAAACCGAGGTAGTTTAGGCTGGGATCCAGAGAGAGCAATTACTACTCCTATTTATTCGTTGAATGAAGCTGGTCGTAACGGTGCTAAAAAATCTGATTTTAGTTTTAAAGGGAGGTAGAAGAAATGAAAAGACAATTCAAGCCAAATAACCAGGTTAAACACTTTGAAAACAAGGCTAAGAGGTATTTAGCGATTGGTAAATGGCATGAACAAAGATATGATAGCGCCAAGTTAGATTTGAATTTCTTACAAGAACGTTTTGATAGTAAGAACAAAGAGCATGAGCAATTATACAGCCAATTTCATGGGTTAAGAAATGAATACTTTGAGCAAAAAGATGAGCTCATCAAAGTAAACCAAGAGATTCTTCACTATCAAAAGAGAATTGAGGAGCAAATGATCCGTTTTAATAAAAATGAAAGTGAACTTATAAAAGAAGTTATGGATATGGAAAATAGGAAAGCTCTAAAAGATAAACAACTACTTGCAGTTAGTATATGGTTCGTGATTTATGTAGCGTTTGATATCGTTGGATATTTTATTTGAGGAGTGAGGGATATGAAACAAGGTAAACGTCCAACCAGAAGACAAGCTATTTTAATAAAATCATATGGTTTAAAGCATGAGAATTGGCTAATCGTTAAAAACTTACCAGATGAATTGCATATTGCACATAGGGAGACTGGTAGCAAAAAGGTTGTACCAAATACTTAACAACTCCTAAGTTGAAGGAGGTTTAACATGAATACTGAACAGCTTTTATTTATCGATGAAATAGATGAGAAAAAAATTAGAAAAGCAGTTATTAAGCAATTAAAACGATTCAAAGCATTAAGGGTTGCAGTACAAAATAAAGATGAACAATTAGCTGAAGGTGTGGAAAATCCATTTCCAAAAATCTTTGATAATGAAAAGGAAAAGCGATTAAAAGTAAAGCAAATGGAACGGGCTTTAGAATATGCTCTAGATGATATTGAACGTACGATAATAAAAAGAAAATATTTGTCGTCAAACCGAGATAAAGATATTAACATATACATGGACTTAGGTATTAATAAAGATCAATTTTACGAATATAAAAAACAAGCTATTTTTTCTATTGCTGAGGCACTCAATATTGTTTGAGTGCTTTTACTTATGATAAATGTAAATTTAAGGGACTTATTCAACTAAATGACAGATTAGTTTAAGTGAAATTACAAAATGCAAAACGACCTTACATTATCGTAAGGTTTTCTCTATTTTTCGTTTGATAACGTGTTATAATTTAATTGTCTTTTTTACATAGCTAAGGGGGATTAGGTATGGTTATAAACTATGATAAGTTGTGGAAACTTTTGATTGACAAAAAAATGAATAAAACTGAGTTAAAGGATCAGGCTGGAATAACTTACAATATATTAGCTCGCCTTGGAAAATGCCAACCTGTAAATCTAGAAAGCTTGTATAAAATTTGCAAGTGCCTCGACTGCAACATTGGAGACATTATTGAATTTGAAATGGTATAAGCGATATTATGAAAAATAGGGTGAAGGGGTAGTGCTAATGGGAAAGAGAAATTTATCTGAAGAAGATATCAAAGCAAGATATATTACACCGGCAATCACTAATGTGGGCTGGGACATAAATAAGCAAGTTAGACTTGAATACGCCTTTACGGCTGGTAGAATCATACTTCGTGGAAATGTAACTGCCAGAGGAAAAAAGAAAAGAGCGGACTATGTACTTTTTTACAAAAAAAACTTTCCTTTAGCAGTCATAGAAGCAAAAGATAATAATCATCCGGTAGGAGCTGGCTTACAGCAAGGGATCGAATATGCGAAAGCACTGGACATATCCTACGTCTACGCATCAAATGGTGATGGTTTTGTGGAGCAGAACTTGATTACTGGTGAAGTAAAAGAACTAAGACTCGAAGAATTTCCATCACCAGAAGAATTATACCAAAGATATTTAATTGATAAGAATATCAATAAGGCTGAAGAAAAGGTTATCTTAGAGCCCTATTATTATGTTCCTAATTATAAAACACCTAGATATTATCAAAGGGTCGCAATCAATAGAACAGTTGATGCCGTTGCCAAAGGACAAAAACGTGTGCTTTTAGTTAGTGCTACAGGTACCGGTAAAACCTTTATGACCTTCCAAATTATCTATAGGTTGTGGAATTCAGGTTTAAAGAAAAGGATCCTTTTCTTAGCAGACCGTAATGTACTGGTTGACCAGACTATTTCAGGAGACTTCAGGCCTTTTAGTGGGAAGATGACAAAGGTGAAGAATAAAGATCTTGATAGTTCCTACGAGATATATTTAGCTCTTTATCAGCAGCTTACTGGTGACGATGGAGAAGAGACGTTCCGTCAGTTCCAGCCGAACTTCTTTGATTTAATTGTGATAGATGAGTGCCATAGAGGGAGTGCAAAGGAAGAATCAGCATGGAGAAAGGTTCTGGATTATTTTTCATCTGCTACTCACATTGGTTGTACAGCAACACCAATTGAAACAAAAGATGCCTCAAGCCAGACTTACTTTGGTGAGCCCATTTATGAGTACTCTTTAAAACAAGGAATCAATGATGGCTTCTTGGCGCCTTATAAAGTCATTAGAATTGGTCTTGATAAAGATTTAGAAGGTTATCGACCGGAAGCAGGAAAGATTGATAAATATGGCTATGAAATAGAGGATAGAGAGTACAATATAAAAGACTTTGAACGATCTCTTGTGATTGATGATCGCACACGAGTCATAGCATCTAAAATCACTGAGTTCTTAAAGAAAACCGATCGCTTTAGTAAAACAATTGTATTCTGTGTGGACATTGAACACGCCGAACGTATGAGGCAAGCACTTATTAATGAAAATAAAGACTTGTATGCGGAAAATGATAAATACATCATGCGTATTACGGGGGATAATGACGAAGGAAAAGCACAACTAGAATACTTTATTGATGAAGAAAGTGATTATCCTGTTATCGCAGTAACGAGTAAGCTTATGACTACCGGTGTGGATGCGAAAATGTGTAAGTTGATTGTTTTGGAAAATAACATCAATAGCATGACCGAATTTAAGCAGATTATTGGTCGTGGTACAAGACTTCTTGAAGAATATGGTAAGACCTACTTTACCATTATGGACTTTCGTAATTCCAGCCGACTCTTTGCTGACTCTGCCTTTGATGGCAAACCAGAGGTGGTTATTGAACTTGATGGGGATGAACCTGTGGATGAACCAGTCCCTCCGACAGATGGAGGCGAAGAAGGCACGGGAGAAGATACTGGTAATAATGGTGTCAAAGAAGACAATGGTGAGGGTGGAACTGGGGACACACCATCTTTTAATGATGAGGGTGAAGATAAACCTCGCAAATATTATGTAGGGGATGTTACCGTTCGAGTCCTTTCAGAGAGAGTCCAATATGTCGATAAGGATGGAAAGCTCATCACTGAAAGTCTGACTGACTACACAAGGAAAAATATACTAGAGCAATATGCAAGGCTGGATGATTTCTTGAGAACATGGACAGAAGCAGAAAAGAAACAAGCCATCATTGATGAATTACAAGACAGTGGTGTACTGTTAGATGCGGTCAGAGAAGAATTGGGCAAAACGGAGCTAGATGATTTTGATCTCATTTGTCACTTGGCTTACGATAAACCACCGCTAACAAAAAAAGAACGTGCGGAGAATGTGAAGAAACGTCACTATCTGTACAAGTACTCTGATGTTGCTCAGCAAGTCATTGAAGCACTTCTTGATAAGTACGCTAATGATGGCATAAAAGAGATTGAAGATACAAAGGTACTTCAACTAAAGGAATTTGCCAAAATTGGTAGTCCGATGAAAATAGTCAAAGCCTTTGGTGGAAAAGAAGCATATCTTAAGGCAGTAAAAGAACTAGAGAATGAAATTTATTACGCATAAAAAAAACAAACAATAGTAGACGAGGTAGGAATCAGTTATGGCGATTAGTAATTTTGTCAAAAGAATTCAAGATGTTATGCGAAATGACTCAGGTGTTAATGGAGATGCCCAGAGAATTGAGCAAATTGTGTGGATTCTTTTCTTAAAAATATATGATGCAAAGGAAGAAGCATGGGAGCTTTATGATGACAACTTCAAGTCAATTATTCCAGAAGGTTTAAAATGGAGAGATTGGGCAGTTGATCGAAAAGACGGTGAGGCCCTTACAGGAGATGCTTTACTCGATTTTGTAAACAACAAACTGTTTCCTACGCTTAAGAATTTAGAAATTGATGAAGAAACACCGATGAGTCAAATCATTGTAAAATCCGCTTTTGAAGATGCCAACAACTATCAAAAAGACGGTGTTCTCCTACGTCAAGTAATCAATGTTATTGATGAAATTGATTTTACAGAATATAAAGAGCGCCATGAATTCGGTACAATCTATGAATCGTTCCTTAAGGACTTACAGAGTGCAGGAAATGCCGGTGAGTTCTATACACCAAGAGCGGTCACAGACTTTATGGTTGAAGTGGTTAAACCTGAATTAGGAGAAAAAATCGGAGACTTCGCTTGTGGTACTGGGGGCTTCTTGACATCTGCTTTAACAGCACTTGATAAACAAGTTGGAAACTCTCTTGAAAATAGAGAAATCTATAATAAGTCTGTGTATGGAATTGAAAAGAAGGCATTGCCGCATATGCTGTGTGTAACCAATATGCTGATTCATGATATTGATGATCCTAACATCCTTCATGGGAATGCATTAGAAATAGACTACAAAGAGCTACGTAAAATGGAGCCTTTTGATGTAATTCTAATGAATCCGCCTTATGGAGGAAGTGAAAAAGAAAGTGTCAAAGTCAATTTCCCAATGGAGCTAAGAAGTTCTGAAACTGCGGATTTATTCATGAATGTGATTATGTACCGATTAAAGAAAAATGGTAGAGCAGCAGTTATCATTCCAGATGGATTCCTGTTCGGTACAGATAATGCCAAATTTAATATCAAGAAGAAGTTATTCAGTGAATTTAATCTCCACACAGTTGTAAGGATGCCGCATAGTGTGTTTGCTCCGTATACACCTATTAGAACGAATATCTTGTTCTTCGACAATACAGAAACTACAAAAGAAACATGGTTCTATCGTGTGGATATGCCAGAAGGGTATAAAAACTTCTCTAAGACTAGACCGATGAAGCTGGAACACTTCAATGAAGCTCTAGCATGGTGGGATAACAGAGAAGAAATTGAAGTTGATGGCTTTGCTAAAACGAAGAAATATACTATCGATGAAATTATAAATCGAAGCTATAATATCGACCTTTGTGGATTCCCTCATGAGGAAGAAGTAATCTTAGAGCCAATGGACTTGATTCAACAGTATCAAGAAAAACGAGCTTCTCTAAATGCTGAAATCGACCATGTATTAGACCAGATTAGTTCTATGCTTGGAGGTAATTAGGATGCATGGACGAGACTTAAAAAACAGTATTCTTCAACTTGCGATACAGGGAAAACTTGTAGAGCAGCGAGAAGAAGAAGGAACTGCGAAAGAATTATTAGAAAAAATAGAAGCTGAAAAAAAGAGGCTGATCAAAGAAGGAAAGATTAAAAAAGAAAAGAAGCTTTCCGAAATAAAAGAGAATGAAGTATTATTTGATATTCCAGAATCTTGGCAGTGGACTCGGATTTCTAACATAGCTGATATGTATACTGGGAACAGTATTCCTAAAAATGTAAAAGAAAATAAGTATTCAAAAGTTAAAGAAGGATACGATTATATCGGAACAAAAGATGTAGGTTTTGATTATAAAATAGATTATGACAATGGGATAAAGATCCCCTACGAGGAAGAAAAGTTCAGAAATTCTTTTAAAGATTCAATACTGATGTGTATTGAAGGAGGTAGCGCTGGTAGGAAAATAGGAATCTTAGATAAGCAAGTATGCTTCGGTAATAAATTATGTTCATTTAATCTCATATTTGGAGAACCTAAATTTTTATATTATTACCTACAGAGTCCTATGTTTTTTCAAGCTTTTAGAGATGAAATGACAGGCATTATTGGTGGTGTAAGTATAGCTAAACTAAAAAGTATCGTTATGCCTATACCCCCACTCGAAGAACAAAAGCGTATCGTAGAAAAAATCGAAGAACTTATGACTTATGTAAATCAATATGATAAAGCCTATTCAGAAGTAGAGGAACTGAATAAGAAGTTCCCGGAGGATATGCAAAAATCTATTTTGCAATATGCCATCCAAAGTAAGCTTGTTGAACAGCTAGAAGAGGAGGGTACTGCAGAAGAACTGTATCAGCAGATTCAAGAAGAAAAGAAAAACTTAATCAAAGAAGGTAAGATTAAAAAAAACCAAGTATTTTCAGAGATTACAGAGGAAGAGATTCCATTCGACATCCCTGAGAATTGGAAGTGGGTTAGGCTTATTGATATATTACTTGTAAAACCTACAAATGGTTACTCGCCAAAAGGAGTTAGCTATGAAACAAAAGTTAAAAATTTAACTTTAACAGCTACCACATCTGGGACATTTAATAAAACTGCTTATAAGTATGTTGATATTGAAATTAAGGATGATTCACTGTACTGGTTAAAACATAATGATTTACTTATTCAACGTAGTAATTCAAGAGAATATGTAGGTACAAGTTGTATTTATACTGGTGAAGATAATGAGTTCATATATCCTGATTTGATAATGAGGATGAGAGTTCATCCGATAATATTATTGGAGTATATTGATTATGTGCTTAAAGCGCCTTTTAGCAGAAAATATTTTAAAGAAAGTGCCTCTGGAACCTCAGAAAGTATGCCAAAGATTAATCAAAATACAGTAAGTAATGCATTAATTCCACTTCCTCCACTAGAAGAACAAAAACGGATAGTAGAGAAGATAGAAGAACTCTTACCCTTTACAAAACAACTAGTCAAGTAAGATGATTAAAAATACCCTAGGGGTGGTCAAATCTCTACACCTTTCAATATGACGACCGCGTCCGGCCAACACGCGAAAATTGCATAATTCGATAGGGGGTACCCCTAAACCGCTAAAATAAAGCCACATAGCCTTGTAAACCTTGATATTTAAGGGTTTGCGGGTTATGTGGCTATTTTTATTTCGTGCAAAAGATAAGAATAAATGAGGTAGCTTCGTTTTCTATAAAGAATTCAAAGGTATTCATTCATCCGAGGTCAGAATATGAATTAGCGCTACCGTTTGTTTAACAAACAAAACGAAGACTAGGATAAATAGGCTTAAAATAGGAATGACAAAATATTGAAATTCAATTCGAATTAATGATTATTTAGAGTGAGATAAAATTTCTTATGCAACTAACGGAGTGCACTAGTTGTATAAGTAATAATTTAGTCATTCACATCGAGGGTGGCTTTTTTATTTTTTCTTCAACAAAAAACCGACAAAATCTAGATAAAAGTGAGGACAAAATCGGGGATATTTCAGGGGAAGTTTTGAATTACCATAAAAAGTAAACTTTTCTTATCAGCTTAATTAAGTTGATGGGAGAAGCATAACCTCCTGTATCAATTATGTAACTCGATTAATCGATGGTACTAGGTACCTTAGCAGCTAGTCTGCATAGGTTGAGGCGAGGCAGGAGTTAAGAGTACTCCAATGTTTTATTCTTTGTAAACTAGCTCTGTTAGAGAGGTTCCCCCTTCCCCTCATCTTTACTAATGGGTCTAGTTTAGAGTGAATAATTAAAAGGAATGAAGGTGATGGAAAGAAATAGATATTCGTTATAGAATAATATTATTATTAAAAAATTTAGGAGGTTTAACCAATGAATGATCCAGGTGGCGGTGGGCACTAAATCAAATGATAGGGCATTCACTTTTGTGAGTGTCTTTTTACCTTAACAGCCCTTCTAATTGTCCGATTTATATTATGTATTTAAAAGGTGGATTAAAATGAATATAGATGTAATTAATATAGTCGTAACTGGATTGACTGGTTTAATAGGTGCTGGGATAGGTAGTGCGACAACGTATAAAGCAACAAAGGTTAGTATAGATAATCAAAATAAAATGCAAGAACTTGAGAAAAAAGAAAAACAAGAATTTGCATTTGAGATCATTAAAACGTTTTTATCACTAGAGATTGAAGAGAATTTCAAGAAATTAAGGTACTTAGAAGAATATTTGGATAAAGATCTAAGATTTCTTAGTAAGTATCAAATTGGTCTAACTAATGACCTTATTTTTAAGGAGTTTGAAGCAGTAAAATACGATTTATTGAAATATAGTGATGAACTAACAAGGTCAGTTATATACGCATACAACGTATTTAAAGTAATAGATACTAGAACTTATGTATCAGATTTGAAAAAGTATGAGTTTGAGTTAATTAAGTCTATATATAATAATAAGGAAAAATTACTTAACCAAATAAATAATCAAGTCTAAGGCACCAATAAGGTGCTTTTTTTATTTTATATAAGTCATTAGCAAAAGAGGTGTATAGGATGGCATATAAGCCACTTCGACCATGCAACAAACATGGTTGTTCTAATTTAACAAGGACATCTTATTGTGAACAACACCAACATATTCAAGAAGAAATAAATAATAAACGTGCTAAACGATACGATCAAAACAAGCGTGACCAACTAAGTAAATCATTCTATGACTCTACCTTATGGAAGAAGGTAAGAGACTCAGTAATGAGAAGAGACCTTGGCCTATGTCAGCAATGTAAACGAGAAGATAAAATAACCTTGGCTGATGTAGTCCATCATATAGTAGAGATTAAAGTGGATTGGAATAAGAGATTAGATAAGAATAATCTCGAATCATTATGTCATGCTTGTCATAACAAGGTGGACCATAAGAAGCATTAGGATGGCTCGTACCGAAAGGATAGCTTGTCCTGGACAAAATGGTATTCGGACAAGAGGTAGGGGTGTCCAAAAAGCTAGGACTAGTGCCTGTAATACCGTGTATCCAATCGAACGCACAAAAAATTCCCCACGGGGTTTTTCAGAAGGAGGTGAGCATGTGTGGCAGGGCAAAGACAACCTATCGATTTACTTTTGATTAAGGGCAATAAGAATTTAACTAAAAAAGAGATTGAGGAACGGAAAGCAACAGAGGTTAAAGCTCCATCCGATAAGGTCAAACCACCTGCTTACCTTCCGAGTACCTTGAAAAGGGAATTTAAAAAAATAGCTGACGAGTTAATGCAAATCGGGATTATGACAAATCTTGATGTTGATGCATTAGCTCGTTTTTTAATTGCTAAAAATATGTACGTTAAAATTTCAAACCAGTTAATCGATTTGGATCCATTAAGCGAAAAGTTTGAAACACTAATAGCTCACCAGGATAAATTCTTTAAGCAATCTAGACAGTCAGCAATGGACCTAGGATTAACCATTTCTTCCAGATGTAAGTTAGTCATTCCTAAGAACGATGAAGATAAAGAAAAAAATGCTTCTCAAAAGAGATTTGGTGATCGCTTATGACACCAATTGAAAGAGTTTGGGAATATGCAAATAAAATCGTTGAAGGTGAAATAGTAGCTTGTAAAAAGCACATTTGGGCAGCACAACGTTTTATCAAAGATATTAATCGAACACAAGATGATGACTGTCTGTTTATTTTTGATGTAGATATTCTTGAAGATTTTAATGAGTGGGCAAAAGAATTTAAACACTCTGAAGGTGTATTGGCAGGACAACCAATTATCTTAACAGATTTTCAATTGTTTATCGTTGCTAATATATTTTGTTTTATCAATAAGAAAAATGGATCTAGACGATTTCGAAAGGTATACATCCAGCTTGCACGTAAGAATGCTAAATCGCAATTACTTGCTTTGATTGCAACATATGAAACTTTCCTAAGCGACGAGAAGCACAGGGTATATATTACTGGTTGGTCAAAAGAACAATCTGATGAGGTATACAATGCAGTATTGGACCAAATAAGGAATACGGACATTCTGAAAGGTACCTACAAAGACTCTTACGGAAAAGTTACCAGGATAAGAACTAACTCTATTATCCAACCACTTTCAAAAGAAACTAGGAAGTTGGGGGATGGTAAGAACCCATCTGTAGGTATTGTCGATGAGTATCATGCTCATGAAACATCTGAGATATATGATGTTATTTTATCAGGGATGGTTGCTCGTAGAAGTCCTTTAATGGTTGTAATCACGACAGCGGGATTTGATTTATCTAGACCTTGTTTTAAAGAATATCAGTATGTAACTAAAGTGTTAGATCCTGACAATACTGCAGTAGAAAACGATGATTATTTTGCATTAATCTGTGAACTTGATGAAGGGGACGATATTAAAGACGAACGTAATTGGATTAAAGCGAATCCGATTGTAGGTACCTATGAAGAAGGATTAGATTCATTGCGTTCTGATATAAAAGTAGCTTTGGAACAACCGGAAAAAATGCGCGGATTCATGACAAAGAACATGAATATCTGGGTAGACAAGAAAGAAAATGGCTACATGGAATTGAGCAAGTGGAACCTATGTGAAGAGAAATTCGATTTAGAAAACTTTCGAAATACAAAAGTTTTTGTTGGAGTCGATTTATCTGCAAAGGAAGACTTAACCAGTGTTACTTTTATGGGAAGACTAGACGGAAAGTTTGCTGCAGTTCATCACTCTTTTATTCCAGAAGATAAATATAATCAGAGAATGGCAATTCAAGATATTCGTTTTGATTTATTCGTAGAAAATGGCTTCTTAACTATTATTCCAGGTGCAGTAATTGACCAAGAAGATGTTGAGAAGTATATCGAAGAAAAGGTAAAAGAATACAATTTAGATGTAATCGAATTATGTTATGACGAATGGAATGCTTCCCAATTCGCGATAAACATGGGGAAAAAAGGCTATACATGTGTAATTATTCCTCAGTATTTAAAGGTTCTTGCAGAGCCTACTGCAGATTGGAGAATTCAAGTCTACAAAGGGAATGCAGCACATCAAGGTGATGGGTTATTGACTTGGGCAGTATCGAATGCAGTAACAATTACAGATTCGAACGCTAACTTTAAATTAGATAAAAAGCGAAGTGCAGATAAAATCGACCCTATTGCTTCTCTATTAAATGCATATGCTCGAGCAATGAGAGGTTTACCATTACCTAGTGTGTATGAAGAAAGAGGTTTTGTCTCGCTATAAGGTAGGTGAAATCATGGATAAAAATGACTATATTGGGATATTTGGTTTTCTAAGTTTTTCAATCGGTACCTATTTAGTTAGTCCAGCAGTGATGTTTTTATTATGCGGATTGCTTTGCATGGGAATAGCTGTTGTAGGAGCTAGGAAGGGGGTGAATAAAAAATAATGGGCTTCCTTACAAGTTTATTCGAAAAAAGAGATTTACCATTATCACAGGCAACGAGTGGTAGTTGGCTTTATGATCTATGGACTGGAGGGAAAACTGCTTCAGGTCAATCAGTTAATGAGTTTAGGGCAATGCAACAGGCAACTGTTTATGCTTGCCAAAGAATTATAGCTGAAACAATTGCTTCGTTAGAGTGCCGAGTATATAAGAAAAGCACTAACGGTAGTAAAGAATTAGCAGTGAAACATCCCTTATGGTCAGTCGTACACCATAAACCAAATACAGAAATACCTGCTTTTAATTTTTGGGAGACGATGGTTCATCATTTGTTATCTTATGGTAATGCTTATGCTGAAATTGTAAGAGATGGAAACGGAAAGATCGTTGAACTATGGCCACTTTTACCGGACCAAACCACTTTAGAGAGAAATCCAAAAACATTAAAGCTTTGTTATCGGACGATTATTCCTACAACCAACGAGCAAGTAGTCCTTCCTTTCGAAAAGGTGCTGCATATTGCAGGTTTAGGATACGATGGCCGACAAGGTTATAGTCCTATTCAATTAATGAGAGAAACACTTGGATTAACTCTTTCACTTGAAGAATATGGAGCAAGATATTTTGGGAACGGAGCAAAACCTGGTGGAGTCATCGAACATCCTGGGAATCTATCCGAACTAGCACAAAATAACCTTAGAAGCTCTTGGAATGAAATGCATGAAGGATTATCAAATAGTCACAGAATTGCAATTCTAGAAGAAGGAATGAAATACCATCAACTAGGACTTGCTCCAGAAGATAGTCAATTCCTCGAGAGTAGATCATTCCAAAAACGTGAAATAGCTCAGATTTATCGAGTTCCACCTCATATGATCGGTGATTTAGAAAAAGCTTCTTTTGCAAGTATGGAACAACAGTCCTTAGAGTTCGTACAAAACTGTATTAGACCATGGCTCGAAAGAATTGAACAAGCTATTCGTTTTAAATGTCTAGCAGACTTCGAAATGGACAAAATCATTGTTGAATTCAATGTAAACTCCATTCTTCGTGGTGATTCTAAAACGCGTAATGAAGTACTTCAAATTAAACGTCAAAATGGTGTCATTACTGCAAATGAGTGGAGAGAAGCTGAAGGTGATAACCCAAGCGATGACGAAGCTGCAGATAAATTACTGGTGAATAGTGCTATGGTAGCTGTAAATGCAGTAATCAATCCAATTGACCAAGTACCGAAAGGAGGTGAAGGAGAAGGTGGAAAACAAGGAAAAACGAAATCTAACACTAGTACCGGAAATTCGGGCGAAGAATAGTGAAGATGAACCAAGTAAGATTGTCGGCTATGCAGTGAAATGGGGACAACGCTCCAATACAATTGGATATTACTACAAATTTGAGGAGCGCTTCGAAAAAGGCGCTTTTTTTGATGCCATTAAAGGTGATGTAATCGCAGCCTGGAATCATGATTGGAACGAAATTTTAGGTCGTTCTACTTCTGGGACACTCTTATTAGAGGAGGATGACATTGGCTTAAGGTATGAAATTACAATGCCTTTATGGGCTGACAAGTACGTTGAAACCGTCCAACGTGGAGATGTTACTGGTTCATCATTCACTTTTGTTCCAGAAGTTGAAGAATGGGATGAAACAAGTGAAATTGCTTTAAGGACCATTAAAAAAGCAAAACTTTATGAAGTAAGTCCTGTTATTTTCCCAGCATATCCTCAATCGGAAGCTGGAGTAAGGTCAATGGAAGATGTTTTTGAGGCATTCCAACGTTCAAGAAATCCAAACAACGATGATTTTTCAAAAAAGATAGATTTAATGCGTAAGAAACTAAATTTATCAGAAAAACAATAAAAACAGTTAAGGGAGAGTCAAAATGAAGAAAATTATTGAATTAAGACAAAAACGCGCAAAAGTTGTCGCTGAATCAAGACAATTAATTGATGATGCAGAAAAAAGAGGTGGTTTTACTGCAGAAGATGATGTAGCTTATGACCGAATGAATACTGATATTGATAATTTAACGAAAGATATCGAACGTCATGAACGTCAATATCAACTTGAGCAAGAAAATAATGAGTATCGTGATGCTTCTGGTGCAGGTTTAGTAGGTGGCGAACAACGTAATGAATCACAAGAGAATGTACCATTTACTCACCGTGAAGAATACCGTTCAGCATTTAACAAGTTTTTAGTATCTGGTATGGCTGAATTAAATAACGAAGAGCGTTCTATTCTTGGTAAAGGTAGAGCTCAACTTGAAGGTCGTGCACTTTCTGCAGTAACTGGTTCAGCTGGTGGATTCACAGTTCCTCAAGGCTTTTATAATTCATTAATTGAATCATTAAAAGCATTTGGTGGAATGCGTAAAGTAAGATCTACAATTCTTCGTACTGCTACAGGAAATACGTTGCCGATTCCAAAAGTAGATGACACTGCAAACGTGGGGGCAATCGTTGGTGAAAATGCAGCTGCAGGTAATGCGACTGATCCAGTATTCGGTCAATTGAATCTAGGAGCTTATAAATATACTTCAAAAGTATTCTTAATTCCTATTGAACTATTACAAGATTCAGCGTTTGATATCGAAGCTTACATTCGTAAAATTATTGCAACTCGTATTGGTCGTATTACAAATACACATTTCACAGTAGGTACTGGTTCTGGTCAACCTACAGGTGTATTAACAAATGCAACAATAGGTAAAACAGGAACTACTGGTCAAACAACTTCAATCGTTTATGATGATTTAATCGATTTAATTCATTCTGTGGATCCAGCTTACCGTGAGTCAGGATTATGCGAATTCATGCTAAATGACAACTCGTTAAAAGCGATTCGAAAACTAAAAGATTCTCAAGGAAATCCATTATGGCAGCCTGGATTAGTCCAAGGTCAACCAGATAAAATCCTTAACTTCACTTACACGATTAACCAAGATATGCCTACTATGGCTGCAAACGCTAAGTCTCTTCTTTTCGGTGACTTATCTACTTTCATTATTCGTGATGTAATGGACCTTTCTATCTTCCGTATGGGTGAGAAATACATTGATTCTGGACAAGTAGGATTTGTAGCATTCAGCCGACATGACTCAGTTTTAACTGATACTGCAGCTGTAAAATACTATGCAAACTCTGCTACTTAATATGTATTTTTTTTAGAGCGTCCTAGTGGCGTTCTTTTATTTTATTTAGGAGGGGTTATCATTGCCAAAAGTAAAAATGAAAGTTAGTATGGCCGGAAGTGAATTTTCGTATGTTCCTGGCGATATCATCGAGGTAAGAGATGATGTAGCTGAAGCATGGGTTATTAATGATATTGCGGAAAAGTTTGTTCCACCAGAAGAAAAAGCTATCGTTCATAAAGAGGAAACTCTAGTAGAAGAGAAAGAAAAAAGCAATGAAGAAGCGAAGCCTAAAACATCACCTAAAAAGAAGGTGAAAAAAGATGCTGACACTGAATGAGGCGAAATCTTTCTTAAAAATTGATTTTGACGATGATGATTCAGATATAAATAGTTTAGTACTTGCTGCTGATCTATTTGTAGTTGGAGCATCAAGTCAAAATGTCGATAAAGAAAGTGAACTTTATAATTTAGCTTGTAAATTACTAGTGAATCACTGGTATTTAAACCGTGAAGTTGTCGGAAAGGCCGATAAACTCGCATTTTCATTAAAAGAAATTCTATTTCAATTGAAATATACTACGGTAGCGCCATGAGGGTAGGCCGTATGAACAATAAAATTACAATTCAATCTCCTCCATCGGGAAGAGATTCTACAGGTCAATCTGTTAAAGTATGGAATAATGTCCGTACAGTATGGGCATCTAAAGATTCTCTGATTGGTAAAGAGTTTTATGCTGCTAATCAGACTCAAAATAGTGTCGAAGTAAAATTTCGCACCTATTTCTATTCAGGAATGAATAATGCCATGAGAATAGTTCATGGGAATAACACTTATGAAGTAATAAATGTAAGTGATCCGGATGATTTGAAAAAAGAATTACTTTGGTACTGCAAGAAGGTGAAGAAGTAATGGTGGAAATCGAAGGATATAGGCAATTACAACAAACAATTGATCAATTGGGGAAAATACCTCAAACAATAGTTACAAAAGCAGCTCGAAAAGGTGCTAGGGTTGTTTTGCCAGAAGCGAAGAAGAAAGCTCCGGTGGAAATAGGAAATCTTAAAAGGGGAATTATTCTAAGACCAGAAAAAACAACAACTAAAGGCAAAAAAGTATTTCAAGTAGTAATGGATCGAGCTTTTAACCGTTTTTTCGTAAAAGAAAGTAAAGATGGTAAAAGAGCATATTATCCAGCTTCTCAAGAATATGGGTTCTTTAGTCGTGGTCCAAATGGTTCTAGAGGAAAATACATTCCAGGTTACAACTATTTACGTGGTGCTAATGCTTCAAAACATAACAAAGCCCAACAAATCATAATTAGAACAATGCTATCAGAGGTGGATAAATACTTATGACATTTGAAGAAGCGTTGTATTTTGAATTGAGTAGTATTCCAGAATTAAACGGTAACATTTACCCAATTCACGCTATAGAAGGTGAAGAAGGACCGTTTATGACATATTACAAGGATGATGTGAATTATCCAATCAATCTTAATGGACCATCAAATATTGTAGAAGGAACGTATGTATTAGACATCTTGCATACTTCATACAAAGAGGTTCAAACATTATTTAAATTAGTAAAAGATAAACTTATTACCTTTCTAGGGAGAAATATCGGACAAAATGGTCCATTAATTCAAATGATTAAAATTAATAATGTTAGAGATTTATATGAACAAGAATTAGATTACAATCGTTTGAATTTTAATATTGAACTTAAATACAAGGAGGTATAAAGAATGGCTACAGCTGCAATGGGTACCAAATTACAAATTGGTGCAAATAGTATTTCAGAGCTTAATTCAATTGGTGGAATGGAATTATCAGCAGACACCTTAGAAACTACCAATTTAGATAGTAATGGATGGAAAACCTTCATCCAAGGTCTAAAAGATGGTGGAGAAGTAAATATTGCTGGTTCTTTTAACCCTGCTGATACAAATGGGCAAATCGCAATTTATAATGCATTTAATTCAGGTGTTTTAACACCGTTTGTAATTTTATTCCCATCTACATTAGGGGCAAGCTGGAACTTTAGCGGAATTGTAACGAATGTAAAAACTGATGTTCAAAAAGAGGATGTTATTCCATTTGAAGCAACTATTAAAGTTAGTGGGCAACCTTCACTTGGATTAACACCATCTGGAGGGTTAACAGGATTATCATTAGCTGGTACAGGTGGAGCTTTAACACCTTCATTTAATAATGGTATTTACACATATTCATATAGTGGAGTTACTGCAACTTCTGTTACGGTTACTGCTACTGCTGCAAACCATGTATTACAGTTGTTTATTGACGGAGTATTCTCACAAGTATTAACTAGTGGATCTGCTTCTGCATCAATCCCGATGAGTGCAATTGGTTCTAAAATGCTAACAATCTTAGCAAACGAACCTGGAAAAACTCAAAAGGTTTACGAAGTCGCTGTAGTTAAAACAGCATAATTTAGGCTAGGGGCTTCCCTAGTCTTTTATTTTTTATTAGGAGGATATATCTATGAGTAAAAATAGTGAACCAGTAATTATTAAACTTGATAAACCTCGTGTTCTTCGATTTGGTCATAAAGCATTAAAACAATTAAAAGCAATGACAGGTAAAACACTTATTCAAATTGATGAAACAATTGAAAATTTAGATCCAGAAGAAATTGAAGTTTATATGTATTGTGGACTTTTAGTTGATGCAAAAAGCAATAATGAAGATTTAACTTTGGAAAAGGTTGAAGACATCTTAGAGCAAGCTGATAATTACAGATATATCATCGAAAAACTTGCAGAAGCTGTTGGTAGATCGTTTGGCGCAGATGGTGAAGAAGTAAAAAACATGATAGCGATGGACAAACAGAAGAAGTAAAAGAGTATGATTTTGATGAAACTTTGTCTATCGCTATTGAAATAGGAATTAGGGTTCAAGACTATGAAGAAATGACTCCATATGAGTTAGGGCTTCATGTGAAATCCTACAATAAACGTTTAGAAACTGAACATAAAGATAAACTCACTTTAACTTGGTTAGGTGCAGTATGGCAGAGAGCTGAAAAAATGCCTAGCTTAGAAGAAGTGATTGGTAAACAACCTTCTAAACAAGAAAAAATGCCTGCTGAACATATGCTTAACATGGTTAAAGTAATGAAAAAAGCTCAAGATACACTAAGTGGATTTCAAACTGGAATTAAAGGGATTGTAGGGAAAATAGCAGGTACTCTAGCTACTATTGGACTTGGTGCAATCGTTAAAGATGCTGCTTCTGATGCAATGAAATTTGAAGCTATGATGGGAACACTTAGTCAAACTTTAGGTTCTAGCACAAAAGATTTTGTTAAGTGGCAAGAAACAGTAGGTCGTTCACTAGGTTATTCAAAGTTACAAAGTGCTGAACTAGCTAATACACTTTCATTAAACTTTAAGACAATAGCAACAAGCCAACAAGATTTAGTTAATAAAACAACTAAAATGATGGAAACTGCCGCTATTATTGCTAATAAACGTGGTATGGCTATGAGTGAAGTTTCTGATCGTATTCGTTCTGCAATGAACCAAGAAGCCGATGGTGCAGATGAATTAGGTGTAAACGTTCGAGCTTCTGCTATCGTACAAGGTGAAGCTTATAAACAAATGGCTAATGGTACACCTTGGGCTAATCTTAGTTCTAACCAACAAAAAGCGATTCTTTACCAACATATCTTAAATTCTGTAAGTCAGAACTTAGGGGATACATTACAGAATAATACAGCTATGAAAATGTCTATGTTTACTGCTGCTTTATTAGATGCAAGGCTCGCTTTAGGTCAAGCTTTTCTGCCTATTCTTAATGCAGCTTTACCTTATCTAACAGCTTTTGCAAATAGTGTTACAAGGGCTTTAGGTGCAGTAGCTTCATTTATGAATGCTTTGTTTGGTAATAAAAATAAAGTTAAAGATGCAACGAAAACATTTAAAGTACAAACTGCAACTACGAATAAACAAACAAACTCAGTTGGTAAATTAGGTGATCAATTTACTAAAACAGGTAAAAAGGTCAAAAAAGCAGTAGATACAATGAAAAGCACTTTAGCTGGATTCGATGCTTTAAACATTCTTTCTTTTGGCATATCTAATACAACTGATCCTTCAACTGGTGGTGGAGGTTCTACTGGTGGCGGTGGTGGTGTAATTGATCCTGGTACTGGTGGTGTTGATACTGGAAGTGGTGAAGGTGCTCCACCAGATACTGGCGGTAAATGGGAAGAGTGGGCTAATAAAATAAAAGCTGCCTTAGCATCCTTGAAGCCAGAATGGGAGAACTTGAAAGAAGGTGCTGCTAAGTTCTGGCAAGGTTTAGTGGATATATGGAATACTCCTTTTATCCAAAACTTGGTTAGTGGATTGATTGAAGATACTTGGAATATTTTTAAAGCTGCTATAGATCTAGTTGCTAATTCTTTAGATATTATTGGTGACACTTTCAGTATTATAGCTGATATTCTAAATGGTAATTGGGGCAAAGCTTGGAAAGATACGAAAACATTGATCTCTGATGTTTATGATCTATTTGGTGATTTCATAGTTGATTTAGCTGGATCTAAGTTTGGTAAGTTGTTACAAGATCAATTCAATACCTTCAAAGATACATGGTCTGGCATTACAAAGAGTATTGAACAATTCGCAAAGGATGTTTTCTCTGGTAAAGTCGCTGAAAACTTAAAAACAAGCTTCACTGCTTGGTGGGATTCATTAAAAACAATTGATGTTAAAAAATGGTTTACGGATAACGTAACACCTAAAATCAGTAGTGCTTTTGATGGAATGACTGATTTAGGAAATCGAATTTGGAACAATGTAACATATGCCTTTACAACTGGTAAAGTTGGAGATATGACAAAATGGTTTAAAGATAACGTTTTAACTAAAATTTCTGATGGGTTTACTGGTACTGGAATTGGTTCAAAAGTTTGGGAGAATATTAAAGGATATTTTTTAACATTGGATGAAACGAAATGGTTTCAAGGTGTTAAGGATAATATAATGAAAGCCTTTAGTGGTACTGGCATCGGTTGGACAATCTGGCAAAATATGAAGAATTATTTCTTATCACTGGATGAAACAAGTTGGTTTAGAGGTGTGAAAGACAATGTAGCAAAAGCTTTTGGCGGTAATGGAATTGGTTCTACAATTTGGTCAAACATTAAAAGTGGGATTAGTAGTGTTGGTTCAAAAAGTATTACTAGTTGGTTTTCATCAAATGTTGCTAGTCCTATTAGAAAAGCATTTTCTAGTATTACAAACGGTTTAGGTGGATCAATCACAAGTGGTTTTAAAACTGTTTACAACAAAGCTGTTGGATTTATTAACAGTATGATTGAAGCTGTAAACAAAATGGTTAAGAAGTTAAATAAAATTCCTGGAGTTTCTGGTATTCCTACAATTGGTAAAATTCCTAAGTTAGCTAAAGGTGGTATTACTACAGGTTCAACTATTGCTAATATTGGTGAAGCTGGTCGTGAAGCAGTTTTACCATTAGAGAATAACACAGGTTGGATGGATACTTTAGCAAGCAAACTGGCTAGTTCTATGGGTGGAGGTCGCAGTGGTGACATTGTAGTTCAAGTCGGTGGTAGAGATTTGGGAAGAATTGCTCTTGGTCATATAAACGACCTTCGCAGACAATCTGGAAGACCTATTCTAAAAATATAGGAGGTTGATTTTATGGCATTCCTAGAAATCGGATCATCGGCAGGGGCAACATCCCCTGTCAAAACACCTAGTGAATTCCAAGTTACAATATTAGATTTAGATTCAGAAAAATCTACTCGAAATGCCAATGGTACTTTAGTTAGGACACGAATAGCTATTAAACGAAAAATATCTGTTACGTTTCCTCCTACTACAATTGCAGAAATGCAAACAATACTAAACGCAATCGACAATAACGGAGCAACTAGTTTTTATTGTAAGTATTTGGATCCAAAAGATGGCATCCAAACAAAACAATTTTACGTTGGTGATCGTGTCGCTCCTTTGTACAACAACGTTCTAGGCAGATGGGACAAAATATCTATGGAATTCATAGAACTGTAGGAGGGTAGTATGATAACTGCATCAAACCTCTTTAACGGTAATATGATGGCTAAATCAAGAGTAGTAGATTCTTATATTGTGGTAAATGGTACTACAACATATGACTCCAGTAAAATTGTAAATTGGGAATTTCATGATACTGTTTCTCTTTCAGATGTGTTTGAGATAGGAACAGCAATTTCCAATACGTTTACGGTAGTATTACAAAACATAACTCCTAACATTTCTCTAGACAATACTGTAATAGAGCCTTTTATTGGGGTAAATGTTGGGGGTTCTACTTATGAGTATATCTCTTTAGGTAAATTTATAATTGATGGGATTGATTATGATTCTGTTGTAAAAAGATACACAATAACAAGTTCTGATTTTATGAGAAAACTAGATATTGAATATACTTGGGTAGCTGGTACTACAGACACTATTGCGAATGTCATGTCTAGAATCTCAACTTTATCTGGAGTTTCATTAACAGGTACTTATCCAACTACTACTATAAAAAAGGTTACAGGCTTTACTTGTAGAGAAATGTTAGGATTTATGGCTGGATTAATGGCTGGATGGGGAGTAATCAACAGAACAGGATCAATAGCTGTAAAAGTTCCAAGAAGTACAGATCCAAATATAAATCCAATCTATGTTGGACCTGGAGGTTCTGGTGGACCAATTACATTTGATACAAATATATCAAACTATGTAAAAGGTAATTCGTACACAATGACTGTAAGCTCGGCAAGTAGAGCTACTTGGGATACTTTAGGAGTGAAAATTGGAGATTATATCACTAATGGAGGAACTCTTGGCGGAGGAGGTATATGGAGAGGGTTAGGTACAATAACCCAAATAAACGGTTATACCGTAACTATCCGATGTGAACAAGATGTAACAGACAGCTCTCCAGCTACTTTCCAAGACTTTATAGCAAGAAGAACTGTAGCTGATATAGTTGTAACTGACGACAATTTTTTCGATTTCCAATCAGTTAGCGACACTTACATTATTGAACAAATTACAGGTACAGACTTTAACGGCAATAAATTCACTAATGGAACTAGAGTCAATAATATGGAGTTGAGGGTCAAGAACCCATTTATAACTCAAGCTTATGTAGATAGTATTGCTGCTGTTCTATTAAATAGGGTATTCGCTCCATACGTAATGGATTGGCAAGGAAACCCAGTAGTTGAGGCAGGAGATAATTTACGGATAGACAGATTGAATACTGGCGATTACCCTTGGACAGTTGTAGTAACTGATACTGTTTGGCAGTACCCAGATTTCTCAGCTATCTCTCAACAAATATCAGAAGGAAGAGCAGTTAACTTTGCTCCAGATGATGATACAGGAGACACTATAAACGGTGGAGATATTATAAACTCTAATATCTATGGTGGATTACTGGTAAAAACAAATAGTGGAGGTTCTGGTGGACCATCCTTCGGTAATGGATATTTCGGTATTCATATGAAAAACCAAGATATGCTAGGATGTAATACATTTGCCTTTAGTGATACATCTGATTCCCAAGGAGAAGGGTTTTTATGGCTTAAATCAACAGGAGCTTCAGAAAGTACTGATGTGAATGATTATTATAATATGCGTATGGATGGTAGTGGAAATTTAAGGATTGATAATAACATAATTTTCGCAACAACTCCTACATTTACAAACTTAACATTGCAAAATGGAGCAACCATTAATAACTCACGAACACCAAAATTCACTAAATTAAATGGAATTGTGTATTTAGAAGGTGAGATTTCAGCAGGATTAGCAAATGGAACGATTGTTGCAACTTTACCTGTTGGTTATAGACCGGCAGCTTATTCATTAAATATTTTAGGTGGTCACGCTTCTAGTGCTACAACTGCTAGTTGTCTATGGTCAATAAACTTAGCTGGTCAAATAACACTTATAGTGTCTAATGGAACACATGGTGTATGTTTAAACAATATCCAATTTGTGGCTGAACAATAGGGGGCAAAAGGATGAAACAAGTCTATAAACATGATGAAAATGGAAATTACATCGAACCTGTACTAATTGGAGTAGATGAACCAATTCCATCCGATTGTACAGATGTAGAACTTCCTCAACCGAATTACAAACCTGTTTTTTTAGATGGTGTATGGGTTGAAACAATCACAGATGAAGAAATTGAGGAATTGAAAAATAAACCAGGGTCTAAATCAGAGCTTGAGACTATGAAGGAAGAAAACGCAGAATTAAAGCAGCAAATACTTCAACAAAATGAGGACATGCAAGCATTCATGGATTATATTCTAAGCACAATTGGATATTAGGAGGAAATAACGTGACAGTATATTCATTTCGTATAGGACCTTATGCAAGAGACATTTATTTATACGGTAAACAAAGTTTAGACACTATTCCTGCTGAGTACTATACACCGGCTGAAAACTACGCAGCAAAAAACTTTACAAGAGATCAAATTTCAAGAGCTTTAACTAAAGGATACATTAGTCAACTGCAATACGAAGAGACAATAGCTTTAATAACTGAAGAAGTAGTATTACCGATGTCTGCACCTGTAAACGATTAATTCTAAGGTGTATTTTTTATGCCCTGTTTTTACAGGGCTATTTTAATGGGGAGAAGGTAGATTATGGGGATAAATGTAATTGCGATATTGCCAAAGTTAATTCAAACAACTTTAATGTTTTATTTTCTTGTTAAGTTCTTAGATTTTGTAACTGGTTTACTAAAGACCTGGAAAGGTGTTTCAAAATACCAATCTAGAGTAATGCGTGATGGAATTATCAGATGGATTGGGGAATTAGTCGGGATCGTGTTTGTGTTGGCTCTCGATATTGTATTGGGTCTTAACTTCTATTTAACAGGCTTTACACTTGCTTTATTTATCTATAAAGAAGGTGGAAGTATTGTTGAAAATTTAAGAGCAATTGGTGTAGTACTTCCTGCACAAGTAGAAGAAAAATTAAAATCATTTGATAAAGGAGGGATTCAAAATGACTTGGAGAAATGAGTTTATTCCAAAGAACAAATATACAAGACCTGGTACTTTGTTAAAAGAGGTTAGAAAGATAGTTTTACATTGGACTGCTAATCCTGGCGCTCCTGCTAAAAATCATGTGAAATATTTTGGTGTTACTTTACCAGCTCAAAGTAAAGCATTAGAGCAACAAGGAAAAAAATATACTGCTGCTTCTGCTCATATCTTTGTTGATCGTAATGAATCAGTTTGTATTATTCCATTAAATGAAGTAGCTTATCATGCAAATGATGTTCATAAACGTAATGATGATGGCTCTGCTTATCGAGGGGTTAAAGAAATCGCTCCTAATGCTAACTTATATTCTTTAGGTTATGAAACGTGTGTAGAAGAAGATGGTACTATTCATCAAGATACTATTAATCGTGCAATTGCTGATATTGCAGCACTTTGTATTACTTATAAATTAACAGAAGAAGATATCGTTAGACACTTCGATGTAACAGCTAAAGATTGTCCTTCACCATTTATTAAAGAACCTGTTAAATTCGAGGACTTTAAAAAACAAGTTGGTTTAATCCTTAATCCACCTAAACCAGAAGAAAAACCAGAAGAAAGACCAGAAGAAAGACCAGAGGTAAAGCCTGTTGTTACACCTAAACCACCTGTTTATCCAGGTAAATTAATCCGGAAAGGTGACAGAAACAGTAATGTTAAACTAATTCAAGCCAAATTAGGCATTAAAGATGATGGCATTTTCGGTGCAATTACTGATAAAACAGTACGTGATTTCCAAAAGAAAAACAAACTTACTGTAGATGGAAAAGTCGGTCCTAAAACGTGGACTAAGTTATTTAACTAAAGGAGGGTTTATTAATGGCAGATTTAACAAAATTTTCTAATGCAATGTAAGAAGATCTTGAAGTAAAATATATTAAAATAACATAGATAATTCATAAAGGATATTCTTTGAAAATGTAGAACAATTTATAATATAATTCAGTGGAATTTTAAAAAGTATGATATACTTTGTCACAAAAATGATGATTTGTGTTATTATTCTTTAGAAAATAATTTAAATATAATCTAGGGGAATTAATGATGCAGGTGATCAATTGAACCAATTTAAACTTCCTTCATATAATATGGTTAAATACGAGCGTGAAATGGGTAATGGAATTACTAATCCATTACTGATGAAAACTACTGATGGACCTTATGTTGTTAAGTACTTAGGCAATGAGCACGGTACACGAATATTAATAAATGAATATATTTGTTATAAATTAGCAAAGCTAATGGAGATTCCAATTCCGGATGCCGCACTAATAACTATTGATGAAGAAACTTTGAAACGTGAGGATTCATTAGTTAAACTAGGAGTGCAATCAGGAGTTCATTTTGGTAGTAAATTGGTACAAAGGGCTGAACCTTCTATTCAGCTTCCATTATTAAGATTAGTCAAAAATAAGGAGGATATACCCTCCATTATTTTATTTGATCAATTCATTTATAATGATGATAGGACCAGGAACAAAGGAAATCTATTGGTCGATATTAAAGAAAAAAGGTTATTAGCAATTGATCATAGTCATACATTTAAATTAGGTACTTTATGGGATGAATTAGAGTTAAAAAAAATTCTCGATGAAGAGTTGTGTTTAGTTAAAGAGTTTCACGCGCATAATTATAAAGTACTATTAAAGTTTGTGAACGGAAATAACCCTTTTAATAAAATTATTAAAACAATACAGGGCATCCAAAAAAGTGATATCAATTTGTGTTTTGAAGGATTACCAACTCAATGGGAATTAAGTAAAAAAGACGAAGATGCATTGAAAAATTTTATTTGGTACAGAATAGAAAATACACCAAGGTTTTTAACATTATTAAAAGAACAGTGTCATGATTGGAAAGGAGGCGATGAATTTGAATTCTAAAGTAATTTTCTATGCAGTTTGTAGATATGTACCTGATATCCTAAGGGACGAATTTATTAACGTTGGAGTTGTAACGTATATTCCTCAACTAGGAGAATCGAAATTCTTTAAAGCTAAAAACTTAACTCGTGTGAAAAATTTTGATGATGAATTGGAAATGGAAGTACTTAAAGCTCTATTAGAATCGCTTGAAATTCAATTTAATAATCGTCTCCAACCATTAAAGGTGCCAAATGATACAATACTTAAAAATGAACTCGTTTATTTCGTAAATCAGATTCAATTTAGTCCTATAAGGGCTTTAAACAGTTCATCTGTTGAAGAGGACCTTAGAGATCTTTGTGATATGTACCTATATTATGATCAAAAAAAATCGAATAGAATAAATGCGGATAGAGTTAGAAGATTAGTGTCCAAGCTATTTACTCAAAACCAGAATTTAAATGTAGATAGGCATCCTAATCAACAAAATGAATTTAAGCAAAAACCCTTTGATTTCTCAATAGACTTAGAGGGTCATCAAACATTAATTAAAACTTTGAGTTTCGATTACAATAATGAAAATAGATTTTATAACGAAATAAAATCTATTTTATATGATTTAGATCATTTTCTAAATTTAGGTGAAAATATAAAAATTGTTATTAATAACACTGATATAGAGAAAGAATTCGAAAAATTAGCTTATAATCTTTTAAGGAAAAAAACGGATGTACTCACGGTTCAACAATTTGCTGAACTCATAAACAATTCTAGCTATAAAATTGAACAACTAAACTTATTTCATGAGGTAAATTAATAAAGTAAAACCCTGTTACCATTTGGTAGCAGGGTTATTTATTTATAACTATTTAAGTAAATAAATTTGTGAATCCTTTTACTAGGGGAGAAATCCCATTTACTACTGATTGAACAGTGTCGATTTTTTCCAGTAGTGATTTCTTATTTTCTTCAGTTGGAGCCTCTTGTAATTGTGAGAATGCTTTTTCTAATGAATCAACCTTATTTTTAAGCTCTGAAATTTGATCAGCAATGTTTTCTTTGTTTATTATTGTCGTATTCTCATCAAAATGGGATTCTCCCAAGGCAGTAATTTTTGCCCTTTTCATTTTTCCTGATTCAGTCCGATGCAATTCGATAAAATTGTTTTTTTCAAGAACAGCTAAATCAACTTCAATATGAGACCTATCTTTATTAACTTTAGAAGCCAATCTATTTAAATTAACTCCGTCTTCTCTTTTTTCTTCTTTTATCCTGTATAGTAAATCCCTTTGTAACTTATTCAAATTAATCACTCCTATTTAACTTCAGGAACACTAATAGCTGACTCCTTCACAACTCCATTTTCAATCCTCAATGCAATTGTTCCTAACCATCTTTCCATATTCGGTTTCATTTCCATAGTGCAGCTGAAGAATCTAACATGAACAGATTCCTTAGTATCTTTAGTAATTACAGGGCAAGCAAGTAAATTCCCCAAACGTTTTACTGCAGCTTCTTTCTTCATTCCGACTATTTCTTTCTTGATGAACGATTCATAGTAGTTTTTTAGTGGAAACATAAATCACCTTTAAATATTTATTTCATATCTTTGAATGCTTTAATAAGATCATCGTTTTTATTATATACCACTAATAAAAATTTCCCATTACGAACAATAGTTGTATCTGGAAAAGTCGTTTCTGGTGCATCTGATTTAAATTCGTATATTTCTATTTCATTTCCATTAGCAGTTGTATATCCGTATCCGTTAATAGCTTGGATCATTTGATACATTTGTTGGTCCTTATTTGTTAATTTAAATCCCTTTTCGTTAAGGTATTTTTCTACTGCAGCTAGATCGTTAATTTGTGTTGTTTCTTGTTTTGGTTCTTGCTTTGTTTCTTGTTTAACTTCTTTCTTAGGTTCTTTAGTTGCTGCTTCTTGCGAGCTGCAAGCACCTAGTAAAGTTGTTAATGCGATTAATCCACTGATTAATACTTTATTCATTTTGCCTATTTCCCCTTTTGGTTTATTTTTCCAAAGTATACATTTCATCTACAGAACAATTCAATAATTTAGCTAATTTAAATAATTTATCTGCTGGTGGATAAAGTTCTCCTTTGATCCACTTACTAAAATGTTGTGGTGTTACTCCAATTTCTTTTGCAATAAAACCTTTCTTAAATCCCTTTTCCGTTATGATCTTTTCTAAGTTACATTTCATATATATCACCAGTTATATAATTCTAGTACAATTCATCATTTCCTTTATTAATCTTTTTCTTACAAAAAATGAATTTATTTCTTCATGGACAGACAATATTAGACGAATACCTACATATGATTCTAAATATACGGTAAGTGAAAAAATCGAAACACACTTACAGCGTACAACAAAGTTGTTATTACTGTAAGGTTTGTAGCAACTTTTATCTATTCGTTTGAAGTGCAACTATTACTTACAGTAATAAAAGGAGGGGTGGCGAATGATCTTTGAATTGCTGACCACAACTAGCGCTTTAGGTGTAAGTGCTTTAGCAACTTATTACAAAAAGAATTTTAGTAAAGATGGAGATAAGATTTTAAAAATTGCAGAAAATTGTGGTTTGTACAAAAAAGATGATCGTTTGAGATTATTCAGACGAACTTACAACAAAAAAGAAAAATATACCGAATATGTTTTTAAAATTCCATTAGGACTAGAATTGAAAGATTTCACAGATAAGTATGGAAAGTTCAAAGATGGCTTAAACAACAAAAGTATGAATGTAGTGAGTTTAAATGATTTTAAGAATCTAAAATTTGATAAAACAATTATCCAACAAATACAGGATATTTTTAATAAGCGTATCCACTTAGTTAAAGAGATTACTATGAGTTATGACGGAATGTTAATAATGAAGGTGTTTGATGAAGGATTAAAAGAGTTTTATCCAATCTCACAGCCGATTATGAAAAAGTGTAAACCTTGGACTATTAAACTAGGTAAAGGACTTGGAAAAGAAATTACTCATAATTTTGAAGAAAGTCCTCATGTATTAGTTGGTGGAGCTACAGATATGGGTAAAAGTAATATTTTGAATCTAATCATTTCTACATTGCTCTTAAATCATGAAGATGATGTTGAATTTACTTTAATTGATTTAAAAGGCGGTTTAGAGTTTTCAACTTATGAATGTATTAAGCAGACTATGAATTTCGCTACAAATGCTGAAGAATCTTATGTTGCTTTAAATAATGTTGTAGTGGATATGGAAGCAACGTTCCAGGAACTAAGAAGAAAAGGGAAAAAGAATGTAAAAGAATTAGAATCTAAAAAAAGACACTTTGTAATTATAGATGAAGCAGCAGAATTATCTTCTGCTGGTGAACAAGATAAAGAAGAAAAAGCTTTAAAGATTGAATGTGAAAATCTAATAAAAGATATAGCTAGACGAGGTAGAGCAAGCGGTATTCGTTTAATCTATGCTACTCAATATCCAACTACTGAAATTGTAAGCAGCCAGGTTAAACGTAATTTATTAACTCGCATTAGTTTAGCAGTAGATACAGGAACAGCAAGTACAGTTATTTTAGATGAAACTGGAGCAGAAGAATTACCTTTGATAAAAGGAAGATCCATTTACAAACGAACAAAAAAGGAAACTATGCAATCTTATTTTATTGATAACAATACCATTGATGAAATTGTATCTAAGCAACCTAAGAGAAAGTTTTCTAAAGAGGGGGTTATCTTTGATGCACCATTCCAAAGTCAAGCGACTCCAGAGAGAGGAGGGTATATTACAGAGTTTGAAGAGGTTGGATTATCTGACAACAAGCCAAATACAAATATTACACAATCTAAAAAGCGAACGTAATGCACAAAGAGTTCTAAAGCAAATGAGTGACTATGTAAATGTTGTTAAACAAGGACAATATATATATTTTCTAAATGCAAAGGGTAGAGGAATAGTAGATTGTAAGAAAGTAAGGAAGTCTACAGGGAACTTTTTACACTTTGTAATGCGAAATGCTTTATATATCGCTTATGGTATGCCCACAAGCTGGAAGAATGAAATAAAGATTAGCAGTAAAGGAGCAACTAAAAAAGACACAGTAGTAAATATAGCCGATGCACTTTTTAAATATCAAGACACTTATCATATTGTAGAAGTGGATAATGAGCAAAGTATGGCTAACAACCGTAAGAAAATTGATAAATACAATCAACTAATAAATAGAAAAGCATTCGGTGAATATCCTCCAGTTATGATTTGGATTACTACAACTGAATTAAGGAGAAAACAATTAACTGATCTATGCACTAAGTATGGTATTACATCACAAGTTTTTACAGCTAATGACTTTATCTAAAGGGGAGATTAAGTATGTTTAGAAAAAAAGAAACTTATACAATTAAAGAATTTATGAATAGATGGAAAGAACCAAAAGTAGAAGTAGTACCATTAACCGAGTGGGAACTTAAAAAAGCTAAAGAAGCAGGTGTTATTGCAGGTTTTACTTTACCTTTATTATTTACAGGGGCATTGAAAAGTACAAAAGTATTAGCAGCTTCAACTTATTCAGATCCAGCAGGAGCAGTAGAAGTAGCTGGAAAAGTGGATATGTATCATAAAATGATTGTTGCATTTGATCCTTTAATCGGATTAGTTCAAGCTTTAGCTTATCCAGTATGTATGGTAGTTGTTTTAGGTGGTGCATTATTTATTATGATCGGTAATAAAGAAAAAGGATTCGCAATGATGCAAGGAGCTGGATTAGGTTACGTATTGGTCCAAATGACCCCAATTATTTTAAATATCTTAGTAGATGCAATGAAAGCTGTTGTTTGATATGAAAGTTAATATTACTTGTCGATATGGTGAGATAAGTAAATCCCATCCTCATGGACATACAGGAATTGATTTCAGTTTTCCAGAAGGTTCACCAATACATGCAATTAAAAGTGGTGTAGCTCATGTTGTAGACTATGGAAATAAAAACATTGGAAAAGGAGTTATCATTAAACATTCTGATGGCAGCAAAGATATATATGGGCATTTAAGCGAAATAGGCGTAAAAGAAGGTCAACATATTTATGCTGGTGATGAATTAGGTTTAACAGGTGGTACATTAGGAACACCAGGAGCAGGGCATAGCACAGGCGCACATCTTCATTTTGGTATGAAAGATGCTCAAGGTCATTATATTGATCCTAGTCATCATATACACGGTATTCTAAACCAAGCGAAAGAACATCATTGGTATGACTTTTTAACAACTGTAAAAGGTGTTTTATATAATTTTGCTGTAGATCCGAAAGGGTGGTTTTATGAGCAAGTCGTTAAATTTATTGAAGGTGCTTGGATTGACATTTTGCAAAATTGCATTAGTGCATTACCTTTCTGTGCCATTGTGGGCGGTAGTGTGTATATACTTGTTAATCTCTTTAGTAAAAAACTGGCGAAAGCGAGCTTCATTAGCACAGTAATTTATGGAATGATTATGTCTAATATGGGGTGA